GATATGCCTTCAGCTTGGACTCAAGGTGTCTGGGCTAATATCTATAACTCTGTTCTATCTGCTGTAGGTACACCATTAAAAGCTGGTTTATCTAACACTGTATTAATGGTAGAAAGACCTTTATCTACTTATGCAGGTGCTTTATTAACTGGAGATTGGCATACCCTTAGACGTGCTAACTATATGTACACAGTAGGTATGGTTGACACAATGCAGAAAGCTTTCGGTCACATGAATCAAGTCTTTAGACGTGCTTCTACTGATCCTAGTTCTGTTGGTTATATCATGCGTGATGACATAGCACGTAAGAATGAAGGTGTAATGCAAGTTAATAGAGCCTTTGCTGATGCTAAAGCACAAGAGGGTTTGTACGGTCCTAGTGTCATGGTTGAGCAGATAGAAGCTTTAAATGATTTAGCAGAGCATCCTGTTCTTAGATTTAGTGCTAATGCTATGACAGCCTTTGATGGATTTACAAGATCTTGGGTTGGTAATGTAGAAGCTAGAGGTAGAGCATTTGATCAAATACTTAATTCAGGACAGAAATTAGATAATGCTAAGTTAAAGAAAGTAGCTGATGGGGTATATAATGAAATGTTTGACTCAAATGGATTCATAACAGATAAAGCTGTTGAGTATGCCAGTAAGGAAATAGCGATGAACCTTGATAATCCAATGGTTGATGCGCTTAGTTCAATGATTCAGAGAGTACCAGCTTTAAAACCATTCTTGATGTTTCCAAAGACAGCAATAAACATGATGGCTTTTACTGCATCTCATAGTCCGATTGGTTTATTTTTTGATCAAGTAAATGCATTTAAGCGACCATTCGCTGAGATGAATACTGATGCAGTTGAACGTCTTTTAAAGAATCGTGGATTACCATTTGATGAGAATGCAGAAGCTGTTTATAACACTATTAGAGCTGAATTAAAAGGTAGGAAAGCTATAGGTACTCTTACAGTATTTGGAGCTGCTGGTTTATTCACTACAGACAGACTTAGAGGTAATGGAATTTATGATAAAACCAGACAAAAGGTAAGAAGAGAGCAAGGTTGGAAGCCTAGAACTTATAAGGGTTGGGATGGTAAATGGTATAGCTATGACAACCTTGGAGCTATAAGTGACTGGTTAGCATTTACAGCTGATGTTATGGATAACTTTGATACTTTAGATGAACCTAGTATTGAGCTTTTTCTAAACAAAGCTGGTTATCTAATTAGTGCAAACCTAACTAATAAATCCTTTACAGCTGGTTTAGAACCATTAAACGATGTATTAGCTGGAAACCCAGCTGCAATGGCTAGATGGACTGCAAGTTTTGGTAGTAGCCTGGCTCCTTTAAGTGGTTTTAGAAATGAATTTGCAAGACTATTAACTCCACAACTAAAAGAAGTAGAGCAAGATTTCTTACAATTACTAGCTAATAGAAACCCAAGTACAAAAGAGACATTACCTGATGTCCACGATTATATAGATGGTGGATTGATAGGTGAACCAATGAACTTCTTTACTCGTGTATGGAATACTTATTCACCTTTATGGAAAGTAAGTGAAAGTCTTAGTCCTGAAAAACAATTTCTTATTGATATTGAATTTGATGCACGTCCATCTCTCATGAAGAATGGAAGAGGTATAGATTATACACCTACTGAAAGATCAGCTGTTACTAATTTGATGGGTAAAGATGGTTACTTTAAAAAAGAAATCAAACGCATCATGAATACTACTACTGGAAAAGAGTTTAGAAAAGCTTTTAAGCTATTTCAAAGTAAAGGTATACCAGTAGATAGAGAGTTATTCAAAAATATTCATATTGAACTTGAATCGGCTTTAAGGGATGCACAGAAGTTTGCAGAAGGTAGGATACCTCAAATTAATGAAGTTAAGAAGAAAACTTGGATTAATCAAGAAATAGATAGACAACTCAAGTATGGAGATGAGCAAGCTTTAGATGAAATATTAAGGCTACAAAAACTCGAATAAAACCACCCGCCCAAACAACAACATGAACAAATGGCCGCAACCTATAAGGATAACGGCGGGAGCGTAAATGGATCTAATAAAGTATTTACTTATGACTTCCCCGTTTTACAAACTGAAGATGTAAAAGTTGCTCTTAATGGAGTAACACAAGCGACAACTAAATATTCTGTTGACAATGTCAGCAACCCTACTCATATAGAATTTAACGATACCAGTATTGATAGTTCTGTACAAGAAACTTCTGGAGCACCTAAATCAGGTGTAACTGTTAGAGTTTATAGAGAAACAACTGTTGGTAAGGCTAGTGGTGATGAAGACCCTAAAGCTGTCTTTGCAGCTGGGTCTTCTATTCGTGCAGGTGATCTAAATGCCAACGTCGAGCAATCTTTATTTGGTATTCACGAATTACAAGAACAACCAGTTCAAACAGAAAGTATAGCTGATGGAGCTGTTAATAGTGCCAAGATTTTAGATGGAAGTATAGTCAATGCTGATATAAATGCTTCAGCCGCTATAGCAGGTAGCAAACTTGCAGCAGCAACTACCAGTGTTGCTGGTTCAATGTCAGCTGCTGATAAAACTAAATTAGATGGAATTGAAGCTTCAGCTACAGCAGATCAAACTAACGCTGAAATCAGAGCTGCTGTAGAAGCTGCGTCTGATAGTAATGTCTTTACAGATGCTGATCATAGCAAGCTAAATGCAATAGAAGCTTCAGCCACTGCTGATCAAACAGCTGCAGAGATAAGGACATTAGTAGAAAGTGCTAGTGATTCAAATGTATTCACTGATGCTGATCACACCAAATTAAACGCAATAGAAGCTTCAGCTACGGCTGATCAAACAGCTAGTGAAATTAGAACTCTTGTAGAATCTGCTAGTGATTCAAACGTCTTTACAGATGCAGATCACAGCAAATTAAATGCAATAGAAGCTAGTGCTGATGTAACTGATGCTACTAATGTAGATGCTGCTGGCGCAGTGATGAACAGTGATCTTGATACTAAAGGTGAGATCTTAGTTGGAGATGGATCTGGAGATCCTACAGCACTTTCTGTTGGTACAAATGGATATATTTTAACTGCTGATAGTTCAGAAGCTACAGGTATTAAATGGGCTGCTAATGCAGGTGGTGGTGGTGGCGGCGGTGCTTTAGGTAACGTTGTCGAAGACACATCACCACAATTAGGTGGAGATTTAGATGTTAATGGAAATGATATAGTTTCTACATCTAATGGTTCTATTAATATTACACCTAATGGTTCAGGTGATGTAGTTATTGATGGTCTTAAGTATCCACAAGCTGATGGATCTGCTAATCAATTCTTAAAAACAAATGGTAGTGCTCAGTTATCTTGGAGTACTGTCACTACTGATTTAGTAGGAGATACATCTCCACAGCTAGGCGGTGACTTAGACGTTAACGGTAACGAGATTATTAGTTCTGCTACTAATGGTGCTATAGAACTTAATCCAAATGGCACAGGAAATATAAATTTAAAAACTGCCGTTGGTGGAACAACAAATCTTACATCTGGTGGTGATGTTATTTTTGCAGGTGGAGTTGTAAACAAAATATGTCAGTGGGATTATAATGAGTATCAACTTGAGTTTTGGGATGACGTAAAAGCATCCTTCGGTAGTGACGAAGATTTTGAAATATGGCATGATTCTACAGATAACCAGATCAAAGGTAATAACGGCAAGATAGTTGTTTCAACTACTGCTGGTAATAGTGATATAGAAATAACTCCACACGGTACTGGTGATGTAGTTATAGATGGTCTAAAATATCCACAAGCAGATGGATCAGCAGGTCAAGTCTTAAAGACTGATGGATCTGCACAATTAAGTTGGGTAAACCAATCAGCAGGTACTATCACAGCTCTAAACAATCAAGCTGCTAATAGACTAACTACGATTGGATCTACTACAACTCAGTTAGATGGTGAAGCTAGTCTCACATTTGAAGATACAACGTCTACAGGATTAATATCTGGGAAACAAATCACTGGTCGAGGATTTGAATGTCCAGCAACAGTTAGTGATGACTGGACCATAGCAGCAGGTAACAACGCATTCTTTCCTGGACCAATGACAGTCGCAGCTAGTAAAACAGTTACTGTCCCTGCAAATAGAACACTTACAATAGTTTAATTATGGCAATCAAATTACAAGGTACAAATAGTGCTGCAGCTCCAGGTTTAACTAATGACGGTGCTGATGGAGTAGTAGTAGGGACAGATAGTGTATCTATCTCAACAGGTGGTACGACAAGAACAACAGTTAACAGTAGTGGGCATCTCTTGCCTGGTGCTGCTGATACCTATGACTTAGGTGCTAATACAACACCTTGGCGAAATATATGGATGCAAAATGATTTATATATTGAAGACGATGGTATGGCAGTTTTCGGGACGGGTGAAGATTTAAAAATTTATCACCAATCTGGTATCTCATATATTGCTGATAATGGTCCAGTAATAGTCCGTGGTGATGGACTTCAATTACAAAGACCTAACGGTAATATGTACGTTAAGTGTATCGCTGGTGGAACCGTTGAACTTTATCATGATGCTGCCCTTCGGTTTTATACTGAAGCAAATGGTAATTGCGCTCGAAAAGATGTAAATTCTGCTAATAAATTTATACTAAGAAATTTAGATGCAACTTCTGGTAGCTCTAATCAGGTCAACGTTATTGAATTTAATTTCAATAGAACTGGTGGGGGGATGGATTCCTCTGGGGCTAGAGTTCTTGCAGGTAAAGAGCAAGAATGGGTTGGGGGAGCTAGTAACCAAGATGGTTTCTTAGCATTTTGGACGATGTTAAATGAAAGCGTTGGTGAAAAATTTCGAATTGCTTCTAATGGTGATTTAACTGCTACTGATACAAGTATTTCGTCTAACTCTGATAGTCGTCTTAAAACTAATATAGCTAATTATAATTATGATTTAGCTAAATTCAAACAGTTACAGCCTAAAACTTTTGATTGGAAAAACCCTGCAATGCACGGTGGAAAATCAGGAGTACGTGGTTTTGTAGCTCAAGATATAGAAGCTGTTGATCCTTACTGGGTTTCTAGTGAAAAAGTAGTACCAACTTATGATGAAGGAGATAATGAAGTTGCTAATCCAGATTTATCTCTTTTAGATGCTGATGGAATAGCTAAAACGTCTAAATTAGGTCAAAAAGATGCAATGTATATTTCTATAATTAATCAATTAATAACAAAAATCGAAACACTAGAAACTAAAGTAGCAGCATTAGAGGCACATACACATGAGTAAAATAAAATTACCCCACGCAAGTGGGAATAGCATGAGCATCGCAGCTCCGCAATCTAACCCTGCCTCTGATTTAACACTGACTTTACCTACAACTATAGGTACAAATGGTCAGTATATGAAAGTAGATGGGTCTGGTAACTTATCATTCGGAACTGTTACACCAGGTACAACAAGAACAATAGCTAATGCAGCTACTTCATCAGGAACAGAAATTGAATTTACAAGTTTAGATGCTGATGCTTATTGGCATAGGCTTTTATTTTTTAAAGTTAGTCTCGATGGAAATGTTGATATTAGATTACAAGCAGGTACATCTTCAGCTTATTTAACATCTAATTATAAAACCAGTTCTGGATATTTAGCAGGTGGTTCTTCAACAGCAGTTGATGGAGACACAGGTTATATTAGATCTGATGGACTTACTGTTTCTGGTTCTACTGAAACTTGGGAAATGAATTTCATGAGATCTGGTACTACAAATAACTGGATTGCTAGAGGTAATGCTACTTATAGTACTGCTAACTATTATTATTGGATTACTTCTGACTTTGAATTATCTGCTGCTCTATCAAAAATTAAAGTATACCCTGCTAGTGGTAATTTCGATGCTGGTAACATTTATTTGGAGTCGTTCAAATGAGTAAACGAATAAGCGTAAACGTACAGACTGGTGTTACTACAGAAAGCACACTGACTGATGCTGAAATAGCACAGAATAGTATTGGTGCTACAGATGCAGCAGCAAAACTATATATACATCAAAGAAGAAAAGCTTACCCAGATATTGGTGATCAATTGGATGACCTCTATAAAAAAGGTGCTTTCTCTGATGATATGGCAGCCAAAATCAAGAAAGTAAAGGAGGATAATCCAAAACCATGAGTACATTAAAAGTAAACACAATACGCCACACAGGAGCATCAAGTGATGCTGTTACCTTGGCTTCCGATGGAACGTGTACGGCAAAGATTACTAATAATCTAAGCAATAGAAATAAGATAATTAATGGAGCACAAGTTGTTGATCAACGAGGCTTGGCAACTGAAGCAACACCTGCCCATGATCAATATTTAACTGATCGTTGGAACGCTCATCTATCACAAGGTTCAAAATATAAAGTACAACAAGTAACAGAAAGCCCTGCAGGTTTTACAAATAGTTTAAAAGTAACTTCTTTATCTGCATACACTCCTGTTGCTGCTGATTATTTTCTTATTAATCAGTATATAGAAGGTTATAATATGTCTGACCTTGGATGGGGAGCAGTAGGAGCTAAAACAGTTACTATCTCTTTTTGGGTAAGATCAAGTGTTACAGGTAACTATGCATTAGCATTAAGACAACCTTGGAATAGAGCACAGAATCAAAGTTATACCATTTCTTCTGCTGATACTTGGGAGAAAAAAAGTCTTACTTTTACTGGTGATACAAGTGGAACTTGGAATACTACAAATGGACAAGGAATGTCTGTAGGTTTTATTTTAGGAGGAGGTTCTAATTATGAAGCAACTTCAGGATCTTGGGGTGCTGGTAGTCATTTCAGATTTAGTGGTGCTACAAATTTAGTTTCTACTAATGCAGCTACTTTCTATATTACAGGCGTTCAGTTAGAAGTAGGAGACGTTGCCACTGACTTTGAACATAGATCGTATTCTGATGAATTAGCCAGGTGTCATAGGTATTATTACAAACACGTAGAAGGAAATAGCAAAGTAATCTCTCTTGGTTTCTCTTCGGCAACTAATCAGGTTAGTGGTTATATTCAATTTCCTGTACCAATGAGAAGTTCGCCTTCAATAGATCATACTAATGGGGACAACTATTATAGACTGGGAGCTGGTAACTTAGGCGGTGATAAATATGTTGATGGAGCTTGGGCTGTAACTGGTACAACTGACCAATCAACTCGGATATATGCAACGCCTCAATCAACTCTTACAGCAGGTGAACCAGGTTTAGTAGAAACAACAAACGCTTCCGCTTATTTAGCTTTTTCATCAGAACTTTAATTATGACTTTTACTTACAAATTACAAAAAGGACTTGAAACAGAAGCTAATTCAGTAACTAAACTTTTTACAGGAACAAATAAGGCTTTAAATATACCTTTTGATCCAGCAAACACCGACTATCAAGACTACCTAGAGTGGGTAGAGGCAGGCAATACAGCGGAGGCAGCTGATTGATATCCGTACACCTACCCTGCCTGAAGCATTAAATATACCTGCACTGGAATTCAAACCACCATCAGCTCGAATACCATTCTATAAACCAATGGTTATACCACCGAGTGATTTAGAAGCTCCAGAGGAAGTAGAACCTGAGACAACTACAGAACAACCTGAGCCACCTAAATTAAACATACCTGTATTGGACTTTGATGTACCAATACCTGAGACAGCAGTTGTTGTTACAGCCGTTACTACAGCCGTAGTTGCGGTTGCTACGACTACTGTTACACAGTCTTTATTTGAACCAATTAAAAAGAAAGTTCAAAAACAACTACAAGCAAAAGTTAATAAATGGAAGGAAAAGAGGAAAGCCCGAAACCAAACCTCCTCACCAAGTTAAAAGATGCAGCAGAAGATACTGAGCACCATATAGCTGTGCTTGGAACTTTTGTACGTCTTGGTGTAGTGGTCTGGTCGGGCTTTATTTGATCATAACTCTTAACTACGTTGAGATACCAATGATCAAAAAGACCCAAAACACAGATATCACGTTCGTAGCCAGTATCTTTGGGTCTGCACTTTATTCGTTTGGTTTACAGACAAATAACGGTAACAAAGGCAACGGTAAAACTGTTGAATGTCCAATGGCTAAGAAAAAGGAAACATGAAAAAATGGCTAGTACTCTTAGCACTGTTATCACCCTCGGTAGCGAGAGCAGAATTAGTAACCCCGAATTTTACTCAGGGTTCGATGAACAGTACAACGACAACGACTCAGGAAATCGTCGAGGAAATAACGACGACCACTTATGGGTCTGCATTGCAGAAATGGTCAGGGGACAACCTGACTCACTCCTCAGCCTCATCAGGCGGAATAACCGATTCAGATTCAATCTGGAACTTAACAACTGCTGGAAGCGATTTCACTTTAGAAGTAGTAACAAGAGCAGCCAGCCAAGTTCTATCGGTAACAGAAATAGAAAGAGAAATCGACACTACATCTACTACGGTTTCCTTGTCAGTCTTCTCTCAATAGCTCCAGTAAGAGCAGAGGAGAACAACGTAAGTAATCCCGTGGCAGCAGCGACTGGAAATGTAACCAATCAAGCGGTGCAATTTCAGAACAATGGTGCGCCTTCGAGACAGCACTACGGACCTAATATCTCATGCAATGGAGCGACAATGACGTTCTCTCCATTTTACATGGGTAATCATACGACTCCTTTTGATGACACTATGACTCAGCAGACATATACCGTCGCTGAGAATTGGGGATTCCAAGTGAACTTTATGGTTCCCTTAGATCGTGAAGGATTAGATAGATGTAGAAGCATTGCCGCAAGGCATGAAGACAAAATGAAACTTGACTATGAATTAGTCAGAGTTTTGAAGTGTGCAGAGTTACAGCAAAAAGGATTCATGCTAATCCCACATAGTCGTGCTTACGAAATGTGTAGCGATGTAATAGCTATTGCAACTTGGAAGAAAGCAGAAAAACAAGTTCTTCAATGTAAGTCTCCACCAAAACCTTGGTATAAACCTTGGAAGAAAACAACACCTAAATGCACGAATAAAAAATGACATCCTTCATTGTATGGATATGTCTATCAACACTTATCTTTATTTTTTTGAAAAACACAATTAACACACCATGATCGTTCTTATCAAGCCCATCCTTATGGCATTCCTCAGTTCATCCGCTGTAAAGGAATTAGTTATACAACTACTAGAAGCATATTGCGAATCTACTGATAACACCATAGATGATAAGGCAGTTGAGCTAATTAAAAAAAACTTATTTCCAGGTACTAAATAATGTCCGCAGAATCCAGACTATTTCAAGCTTTAGAAGAGATGACTAGAGAATACAGCAAAAATCCTAGTCCAGCTCTTAAAAACAGAATTGACTACAACAGAGAAAAATATAACCGAATGAGAGCTAAAGGTAATTCAAAAAAAGATAAATTAAAAATCGCTTAATTATGAAATCCAGTATGAAGAAAGCCACTGAAGACCAATTTAACGAATTACATAACCTCGTCACATCTGAATTTCTTAAACGAGTCAAAAGTGGCGAAGCTTCTACTCAAGATTTAAAAGCAGCCTGTGATTGGCTTAAAACTAACGACATTAGCGGTATTGCATATGACGGCAACCCACTCTCCAAGCTTGCAGCCGTAATGCCAAAAGTAGATCCAGAATTAGTACAGAGCAGACTCTATGGCAGAAAGCACAGCTGAGTATTACAGGAAGAATCCTAAAGCTCGTAAGAAAAGACTTACACAACAGAAGAAATACAACAAAACTAAAAATGGTCTGAAAATAAGAGTTAACGCTAACAGGCTTAATAGAAAACTTGGTACTTACGGAAATGGTGATGGCAAAGATGCTGCTCACTACAGCGGAAGTTCTACTAAAGGGAGAACACAATCTCCATCTATTAATCGTAAAAGCAGAACTAAATATTAATGACACCATTACTACCTAGTCCCAAACATTATCTATTCAACTTAATAACCATGACAAGTCCTGACGCTAAGAAGCTCTGGAGAAGAGCTATTAAAGAGCACTTCGATTGTCAATGTGTTTATTGCGGTAACAATTATGAATTACATGAACTCACGCTTGATCACGTCAAGCCTAAAACAAATGGTGGAGAAAGTATTGCAAGCAATCTCGTACCAGCCTGTAGAAAATGCAACCAAGGCAAAGGTAGTAGTCATTGGCTCAGATGGATGCGCCAGACATATGGACATAACCCTCTGAGGGAAAGACTAATTATTAGTCACATCACGTAAATACACCCGCAAAGCAATATCT